GCTCTGCTAAGTTAGTAGCTGTAGTTACAATACCATCAGGCCATTCTACCTCATTCTGGACAGCCCAACAAGTTCTGTATGTAAGTATGTCTCCGTCTATTAATAGTCGTGAAGTCTTCATTCACATCTCCTAGGTTAGCATGTCTTTGATAGTGACAATTCTCACATATATAGACACATTTTAAAATTTCTTTAACTAATTTATGTTTATCAGACTCACAAGCCCCTCCTTGTAGGATGTTAAAAAGCTTATTTGCAGGGTTTAAATGATGAAAATGTAAAGCCCTAGTATCATTTACAAGGCCACAATCCTGACAAGTATAGCAAAACAACCAAGCTAAAAAACTTTTTCTAACTTCCCTTCTGTATTTCTGATAAGCATTCGCATCACTTCGCCCTTTACGTTGAATGTTTGGATTCTTTTTATATAAAATAGTATTGACTTGCTTCATAAAGACTACTAAATCTTCTAAAGTCTTAATGTGTTTCAGCCCATGTCTTTCCAATATGGCTAGTTGCGGAAAGTGGGCAGCCAAATTCAAAGTATTGTCCTGCTCTGTGAATAGACTCAGCTGCGTGTTCTGCGATTTCTTCTGCATACTCTTCTTTAACCTCTATTTGAAACTCATCATGAATATTAGCTACAAACTCATAGTCACCTTCTTTGTAGTGCTTCTTCAAGCGTTCATCTAGTAAGATTAAAGCTTTCTTCATCAGTATAGCACCAGCACTTTGTAACAATGTATTTAAAGCAGAGTGTTCCGAACGTATGTGTAGTTTCCTACCGTCAAGACCAATGAGATGCCCACGTCTACGAAAGACTTGCTTAACTCTATCGGTAAGTTCCATGAGACCACTGACTCCAGATAACAAGGCAGCTCTTCCCTGTTTACCTCTCTTTGCACCACCTCCAAGAATCTTACCAAGCTTTTGATCTCCTGCCCCGTAAATGAAAGCGTAGAAAAAAGTCTTTGCAATATCTCTTGATGATAGTCCAAGTGCATCTCTATTGAGGGAGTGAACGTCACTTCCATTGTCTTTAATTCCATCGACTGCTGCTTTGGCATATATACCTCCATCATATTTTTTAAGGTATCCTGCTAGTGCTCTAAGTTCTAAACCATCAGCATCACAACCAACCAGTATACGATCTTTACTAGCTCTAAAAAGGCTACGACACTCAGTACCATACGGGCTGTAGGATGCAGGGACTTGTGCAACATTAGGAGAGCTATGAGTACAACGACCAGTGACTGCCCCATTTGTATTAACTGATCCGTAGATTCTACCATTGCGTTCAAGTTTAAGCCAAGCATTATTTCCCTCCGCTAATTGTGAGATACGTTTAGAGATTAAGAAGTGCTCTTTAAGTTCTTGACAATTAGGTAACTGTAGCTTACCTAACACAGCTTCGTCTATCTTAGGTTTACCACCAGAAGTAAACTCTGTGGGCTTCCATCCTTGCTTCATTAAGCATCTAGCAATATGATCCCTGGAGTTGGGATTAAACTCTACTTGTTTAATCTTATTATACACAGCTCCTCTACTAGTACCACGTTTCTTACTACTAACCTTTGGTGTTATTTCACCCTCAGAAACAAACCATGTACCATAGTTTTTTCTAAGAGCATCACCTAGTTCTTCTTGTCTTTTAAGTAGACGGACATAAAGTTCCTGTCCTTTGTCTACATCAAAAGAATAACCATGCTCTGTCTGTCTTTGTATAATCTGTGCAAACTTATGTTCTAAGTCTATAGCATCCTCAGAATATTCCAAGACATCAAAGTGATACTTAAGATGAGTTGTAACACTTACGTCCTGCACACAATAGTCTGCCATAGCAGGAGTAAACTTATGCCACACATCATCATCCTGTGTTCCTAACTCTTTTTTAAGAACACTCATTCGTTGACCCCAAGCTTTAAGACTATGTGAACCATAAAGCTTGTTATCAATACTACGTTCCTTAGCATCAACTTCATACAAGTTAGTATGGCATAACCTAGAGAGCACAAGAGTATCTATGATCTCTGTGTGCTTATTAGGTGTCCACCCTAGTATTTTCTTTAATACAGGAAAATCATAACCAATAATATTATGTCCAGTGATAGACCTAGCTTCACTCATTATCTCTAGTGCCTCGTCTAAACAGTCATAAGGTTCTTGGTTAGCAAAGACTTGTCCTGCATTAGATTCAACTACAGACATACCAATACAATGTATTTTAGTGACGTTAGGAAGTAAGCCATCTGTCTCTATGTCTATGATTAAATCTAAGCTCATGATCTCTCCTCAAAGATACTTCGTTTAGGATACACATGATCCTCTAATTTAGAAAGCCTCTTGTCCATCTGATCTATTCTGTTCCACTGAGCTTTCTCCACATTCTCTGAGTCTTCCTGTGTTGGTGTCGTAGAAGAGACTTCCTGCAAGTCCCGTAGATGAGCCTTTATATCTTGCCTTAAGTACTCTAATAGAGGTCTCACCGTCCTGCTGCTGGTCTCTCTCAAGTCCAATGACGAAATCACTGAGTTGAGCAATACTTCCTGACCCTCTAAGATCGCTGAGAGTGACTTGTTTTCCATCTTCATGTCCCTTTCCTTGTTGAGGTCTCTTTAAATGAGAGACGATAAACATACCAATATTAAGTTCTTCTACTAGTGACCTAAGTTGTGTCATGATATTGTCTATTAATCGTCTTTCATCTCCACCTTCAATTCCACTGACCATAATACTGAGATGATCAAGAACAATCCAAGACACATTGCAGGAGTGAACGAGATAACGAACACGACTAGCCAAAACATCAGCATCTAAACTCCCCCAATGATCATACAGATATAATCTGTTATCTGCAAATACCTTTTCCCATATATGCCTTCTAAACTCCTCATCCAAGTCCTTTTCTAAATGTAACATCATGTTAGCTTCAATAGACATAAAATCTACTGCAGCTTGTCTAACAGACTCCTCCAAAGCAATATAACCCACAGTCTCACCCTTACTGATAAGATAAGAAGCGATTTCTTTAACAGCTGTAGATTTACCTGCACCAGTTCCTGCACAGAATGTAACAATTTCACCTTTTCTAGCTCCTAAAGTTTTATCATTAAGTCCTTGCCAAGGATACTCATGGTCACTAGCAGACATAGGGCAGTTAACTAGATCCCATGTGTCAGCTCCAGCTATGATACCATCTGGTCTATGTACTCTAGCTCTCCAGATAGCATCAACTACAGCTGATCCTCCCTCTTCACATAGTACGTCACTCGCATCCTTCTTCCCTAATCTAGCAATCTTGCAACGTCCTGGTGGGAAGAGTTCAGCCACCTCTTGAGCTGCTTTCTGGCCTGACTTATCCATGTCAAACATGAGTACCGTTTCGTCAAACCCAAGTAACCACTCTAAATTTTTTGCAACAACTTTTTTTGCAGACTTGTCACCATTTGGAATGGAGACCACAGGCCACTTACCATTCTGAGCTTCGGCAATACTGAGAGCATCTAGTTCTCCTGTAGATATACATATCTTTTTACCACTACTCCACAGGTGTTGACCCCAAAGATCAGAGCAATCACCTAGAGTCCTAAACTCTTTACCCTTAAGTCTAATCTTCTGCCCTACTACTACTCCGTCTCTGATAAACGTTGCAAGGTGGGCAGACTTTCCTTCGTATTTTCCAATCTTATACCCGAATTTCCTACAAGTAGATTCCGATATTTTTCTCTTTGGAATCTCTTTGAACTCTCCTCTAACTGGAGTAAAAGTTCCTTTATTCTTTTTTGGTTTGTTCTGATTATTGCTAGAAGGGCTACGATCACTATGCTCATAATGATCACAGTCAATACTAAAGCAGAAAGCGTGTCCATCATCATACCTCGCTAAGTTATCTTTTGATCCACAGGAAGGACAGGGTTCATGCCTCAGGCAGACACTCTCTGAGCCAACTGTCTGGTATGCTTCCTTTGGAAAAGCTAAATCCATGTTTTTCGCACCACTCTCCATATGTTGTCTTGGCTCCCTTGTATAGTTTTTGATTCGGGTTAGTAAAGACAAACCTTATATCCAACTGAGGGTGTTGCTCCTTGAGTAGAAGGTGTTTAGTCCTGTCTGACCCAAGAAACCTACCCTTAGTTTCTACATAGAACTTAACTGCCTGACCCTTAACTATAAAATCAGGAGTATAAGTTCTTGATCTAGGAGTATATGGGATACGTTCAGACTCATACTCCCACCTAACATTAGCAGAGTTAAGTTGTGCTCCTACTGAGCACTCAAGTCCAGAACGGTATCCCTCTATCATACCCCTACGCAACTGACTACTAGAAATCTTCTTCATCTTCATCTACTGCTTCCTCTGCTTCTTTAAATTCATCTTTAGGTGCTACATAACTACCCTTCTCTGCACCCCAATCTGTACCATCAGCTTTAGACTCATACTCTACGAGGTCAAGCACTCGTACCTTCTTCATTCTCAAACTAACACCACCACCCATAGCATCATAAGGTACAGCTTCGTATGCTACTTGCAGTTTACTTCCACCACCTATGGCAGCAATCATACGATTACCGTTAGAGTCCACCAGGATGGGCTTTTGATCCCACTCATCACCACCTTTAGTCCTGACATGAGCTTTCATCTTAAAGTTAGCAACATACTTCCCTGTCTTTTCTCCCTGATCATCTAACTCAGGTTTAATAGGGTTGTTTTTACCACCATTCATGAGTGGCTTTACTACGTCACTAATCTTCTTAGTTGCAGCCTTGTCAAAGATAAGTTTAACTGAGAAAACTCCATCAGCATCAAACTTAGTATCAGGCTTGTTAAGCCAAGGGTATACTGCTATTCCAGCTGGTGAAACATGGGTATCAAACTTTTGTTTTGCCATTATAATTCTCCTTTGATGTAGCGTTCAGCTCCCCCAAATTCAGGAACCTTTGTGCGTTTGCACTCTTCTCTCATTGTGTCTACCATTAGCATTACATCTGTAACACTGTACAACTCTTTAAGCTTATTGTTGTACAAACAATTAAACACACTAAGAATTATAGCGTGTCTTTCTGCCTTACTAAAGTTATGTATCGAATCAACTACTGCCATCATTCCTGCCGATACATTC